CCAATCCCCCGCATCTATCCGCTTCTTGAACGTAGAAACTCGGTAGTTCCCTAGGCCACAATTGTAGACCCAGCTAGTCACAGCGGCAATGCGTCGGGGCAGTGCGGTTTGTATCTTTGGAGAAAGTTTAAACAAACCCCTGAGAAAGTATTCAACGTGGTGATCCAGTGCATCTTCGCATTGCTCAATCGTCCAGACCGTGCCGGGGTTAATGTCAGGGCCAGTGGCTCCCCAGCCAATTGTCCAAGGATGTCCACGGGTTCCGGGGTCAGGATAAGCTGTTACTCGTCCGTCAGGCAAACGCTTTGCCAAACCCTCAAATGGTTTGATTAATACATCTTTACAAAGCTGCTTTGCTTCATTCATGCATCAACTCTGTTGCGCTTTGAGCAGTTTACTGACGCAGGTATTACTTGCAAATTATTTGGCACATGAAGACCAGACACCGTCTTGCCCTTAAGCGGAATGATATGGTCAACATGCCATACAAACCCAAACAGTTTGGTCCTGAGTTTGGCTAGTTCATAAGCCTCTTCAATCATCCAATGGTCATCTTCAGATAGCCAAGCCGGTGTCGCGTTCAGCTTTTGTGCGTGGCGCTTCATACAATTAGCGTTTACCTTAGCGGAGTTTTCTTTCTTATATTCAGCTATGCGCTGCTTTACCGAATCTTTATTCTTTTGGTAATTCGCAGCCATGTTTGCACTATGTCGCTCTTTGTTTGCCAAATAATAAGCGCGTTTTTTCTCTAGTTTTATGCGTCTTTGCTCTGCCCTTCGTTGCTCAATAACCTCCGGCGACTCTTGCGGTTTGCGTCGTCCTTCGTTTACACATGCCTGACACCACCCTTGGTAGCCGTCTTTATTGGCACGGCAAAAGGAAAAACTTTCAAAGGCTTTCGTTATTTTGCAGCGGCTACAGGTTTTCATTGCTTATGGTACTTCTCTACGCTTCTGCCAATAAAATAAAACGACAGCACCATAGACAGCATCCCAAAATCATCTTCATCCCACGTTTTAATAAGCACTTCGGCCCAATTCGCATTGGTTTGAAACGCAATAAACAAAGCCGCCACCTTAACACCTGCGTACATAAAGAACAGAAACCACGTTACGCCGGGACGCACTGAAGCTGAAATAAACGACATAAACCAACCCGCTGCCTTAGCCGTTTCAGCCTGTTCCTTAAATGCCTCCTTAATCGTATCCATTTGCTGGATGCTGTAGTCAACATACTTCTCCTCCATCTTGAACTCACCTCGCATCTTCTCAAGGTCAGTCTGGAGTTGGAACATGGATAGCTCGTGCTGGCGTTCGTTCTTCTTATCGAGGAATTTAAGGACTTCCGGTGCAAGCCTGAACAGACCACCGAATATGGAACCAAGAAGACCGCCTGAGAGAAGATCAAACATGTTCGCCCCTTGCGGTAATCTGATCGGCACCTTTCTTGACCGTGACTTTGCTGCCTTCCACATCAACTTGCATGGGCTGCTCGGCACGGTCTAGCTTGTCAAGACGATGGATAAGATCCTTGATGACTTCAAACTCTGGTTTTTCCTGTTTGGCAGCGGTGCCTGCAATGCCATTGAGCATCTGTATAAGCGCAGTTAGCGAAGCGCCAAGAAGTCCCATGACCGCAGCGATCTTCTCGCCCTCTAAGAAAAGGGATGCGCCGACACCCACGAGTACGATGAGGAAGATATAAAGAAGACCGTCCTCGCCAATCGCTTTACCAGCAACTTCCTTGGCAGAGTCTTGGGCCTTTAGTTCCTCTAGCTTGATCTTAGCTTGCGCTTTGAGAACCGCTAGTTCGTGGGTTTTATCGTCCATGCTGCGGATCAGCCTTGGGTTCCTCTGGCTGTAACTGCGCTACAGCCTGGGATTTGATCTTCTCAAACAACGGTGCTATTTGCTTATAGGGCAGATTCCCTAGCGCATCTAATACCGTGTTGACTTCATCAAGTGTGAGATCAAGCTTGAGCGGGTTCATTGACTTTCCACGAAGTGGTCGCTTCATCCCATGAGTACATCTGACCGTCGGTCGGCATCGCAACAGGTGCTTCCCACTGACAGGTTTGTTCAACTAGTACCCAAGAGTCAAAAGGCTTTGGTGGGATAAAAGCATCGCGCTGTGCGTCATAAACGTAGCCAATCCCTGCATAGTTCTTGCGGAATGGTATGCCGCCTTTATTGTGAATGCCACCGACCGTGTTGTAGCTAGTGCGCTTGCAAACTTGCCCTCGGAAGTCGCCGTACCATTGCTCCCAATCACGACCTTCTTCACCCTCGTCTTTTCCGGTGATGACTTCCGTTACAAGATTATTTTCATCCAGGAAAGCATAGTGCGCCATTACGCCTCCAATCTAAGTGCGGTTAAATCTACTTCCTCGCCGACCATTCCAACGGGAAACGTATTAAAACTCAAACTAATTCTGACCACATCCCCTTCAACGGTCGGCACCATATGCTCTAACGAAGAAGGAAAAAGAATAAGTTTGCCTGCTACAGCTTCATACCACCAAGACTCTGAATTGTAGGTATTCCACTCAGCCGGAGGAAACTTGATTTGTTGCCAGCCTGATCGATAAAAATAAATCTTGTCGTTAGGATTGGTCTGAATGTAGAACACCCCTGAGATGAAACTATTTGGGTGTGCGTGTTTGTGGTGATACTGCCCAGGTTCTGAATAATTAACCCAGCTTTGCGTCACCCGTAACGTGACATCGTGCTTGGGATTGGTTGTGGCTTTGAAATACTCAGCAACCGAATCTTCAATGAACGAACGTAGTGAAGTCAACACAGGGCTACGCAAGACAAAATTATCTGTGCTTGTAGTATTCCCCGTGTTTTGTCTTGTCTCTAACTGACGGACAAAGAACAACTCCTCATCTGACAAGGGTCTGTTAAGTTCAGCAAATCCAACAGCAGTAGGGAACAAATTATGTATGCTTAATTCCATTGCACACTTCCTGTCCCAGCCGTGAATGTTGTTACCTTAAAGCCGCCTGACGCCGCAGGTGTGCTAAAAGTCAAGCCACCGCCGGGGTTTGAGATAGTAAACGTATCTGGATATTTCAAAATAACCACGCCAGAACCACCTGCACCGCCGCTAGAATTTGACCCGGAATATCCTCCGCCACCGCCGCCCCCGCCAGTGTTTGCCGTTCCAGCACCGCCAGTTGTACTAGTCCCTCTCCCTACACCACCCCCTCCAGATCCAGCAGAACCGCCCGTCCCATTAAAAGCACCACCACCACCTCCGCCAGCGTAAGTCACAACTGAGCCTGTAATGGATGAATCTGAGCCGGGGCCACCATTTCCACCAACATTTGAACTTGCATTTCCACCTACACCGCCGGCCCCACCACCACCGCCCCCTGCGGTGTTATTGTTTGGCGATGTTCCTCCATTATTTCCTTGAGATGAGTAAGGGGCTACTGAAGGCGTATTACCAGACCCAGCCGCTCCTCCCGCACCCCCACCTGGAGCTGATCCGGGTCCACCAGAACCGCTTCCTCCAGAAGCACTAACATCTGCGTAAGAACCCCTGCCTCCTCCTGCTGCGGTTATTGTGCTAAACACCGAGGAGCTACCTTGACCCCCATTACTTGGGTTGCCCGTATTACCTCCAGCCCCACCAGCCCCAACCGTGACCGTGTAATTTGTTGCTTGTTTTAGAAATACGCCCGTTGTGGTGTCAGTCATAAGACCGCCCGCCCCTCCCGCGCCGCCAACCGTTCCCCCAGCGCCACCGCCACCGGCAACAACAAGAAATTGGACGTTGACAGTAAGCGGAGGCCAGTTACCACCCATCAAAGCATTTCTAACTTCATTTAAGCCCCAAATACCGCTTGCAGAAGAATATGAAGGAAAAGTAGCCATGGTCTACACCTTAAGATATCGTCGTGTAAGAGCAGGTATAAGTCAGTTTAGATGCCGTGGAACTCGTTGCCCACAACGTTGAAGCTTCACCCGACACGCTTGTATCCAGCAGATAAATCGATGTCCCTGTGGTCATCAACTCCACCGTGCCACCCGCTGGAACAGATACCAAATAGGATAAATATCGATACGTTGTGCCATCTGCCAGCCTTAATTCTACTGTGGCGTAATACGACGCTGTTCCATCAATATTCGCTATTAAGATCGAGTTGATCTTATGCGTTGCCCCTGTGGATGGTGCCGTCACTAGAGCATTTCGTGAGGTATCAGCAGGGGTGATAGATACCGTGTGTGGCACGATACTCGTTACAGAAACTATATTCGGCGCACCCATTTATTTC